CACGATAGAGCCAGTGCCTTCTTCTTTAGCATCAATCGTTAAAGCATTAGCAACCGCAGAACCGACATTTGTTAAATTAGAACCATCTCCATAAAGAGTGGTTGCAGTAAAATCATTTGAAACAGTTACTCCTGCAGTAGCTGTTATAGTTAATTCATTTGCTGCATTTCTATGAATAGAACCATCTTGCCCAATACCGAAGTAAAGTCTTCCATCATCTCCTAGATATAAACTTCTCCATTCATAAGTTGCCGAACCAAGATCGTCAGTATCGGCTGCATCTGAAATTAAAGAAGTGTTAATTGCTACTCCAGTTAAGTTGCCTAAAGCCTTAGTAGCTGAAAGAGGGTCTGCTTCAGTATGGATAAGAGTTCCTGTGGTTAAAGGCAGATAGACAGTATAATCACTTCCCACGTTTCCTAAATTAAGTTCTGCATAATTAGAGTCTCCGTCGTATATTCTGATATAACTTCCTCCATCTGAAGTACCATCTAAACATGCACCACTCGCACAGTCGCCCACACTTAAAACGTCTCCCTCAGTCATACCTTCAACTGTCCAAGTATTATCAACTGGCTTTAAAGTAGTACCATCTAAGTACCAAAGTGTAATTGCATTAACAGTCGCAGCTGTTAAAAAGATTGTAATTATTGCGAATAAAAATGCTTTTAATAGTTTGTTCATGTTTATATAAAACTTATTATTTCAGCAACTTGTGTGTTTGCAGTTGTCTGAAAATATAATGTAATGTTTGGTGTTCTAACGTCATCTTCCTCGTGGCTTTTGCCTTGAGCAATGTTGACGTATGTTGTTGGCGAATCTCCCTCGACTATTGCTAATTTTAAAGGATAACCAACGTTTCTTAATCTAATTTTGTACTTTTTTGTTTTAGCTGGTAAGGCATAATAATACTCCTCGTTTGCAGTAGCCATATCTACATTCTCAATAGTTATTCTTGATTTTATACCCATACTTTTATTTCTAAAACCTGTGTAGATGTTGGAGACTGAAAGTAAATAGTTCTGCCTCCTAACCTAGCATCATTTATTATTTCTGATTCACCGTAAGGAACTGTAATATAGGTTGTATTTGATTCTGTTGCTACAAAAGTATATTTTAAAAGGGCGTTTAATGCTCTTAACTTAAACTTAATTCTTTTGACATTGGATGGAATGGCATAAGAGTATTCTGTTCCACCAGTTGTCATTGCAACGTTTGCTATTGTTGGTCTCGATGTTATTTGCATTTTTCTTCTTTGTAAGTTGAATTTGATTGTTTATGCCAGTAAGCAAGATTTTCTGCTCTCTTGAGCTTTCGATCAGCTTTTTGGCTTTTTGCTTCGACTGTTTTTTCTTTGGCTTTTAACTCCTTTTCAATTTCACTGTTTTTTAAAATGTTTTCTTCCAAATTACTACTAGCTTCTTTAAGTTTCTTTACAACACTCTTTGACTGATTTTTAAGTGTATCTGAACTCTTAACTAGATTCTCTGCTCTCTCTACAAGCCCTAACACTCCATCTACTGCATTTTTAGTCTTATTTGTTACATCTAATACTACTTTCTCTGCTACTTGCCCTAAAACAATCATTTCTTCCATCGCTTTTTTTATCGTTTCTTCTGCACTTTTGACTCTTCCTTCGGCTTCTTTTTCTCGATCATCTAAGAACTTTTCTTTTTCTTTTCTAAGATCTTCAAGTTTTCTTCTTTCACTTGTTATCTGGTCCACAATCTCTCCTTTCTTTTCTTTCATTACCTTAATCTCACCAGACAATTCTTCTTTCTCTTCTCTCAATTCTATAACTTTGTCAATATCCATATTACAATGTAAATCCTGCTAAGTTAGCTTTACATACAGAACTTCCGTCAATAGTAATACTGACAGCCGCTCCTTTGCTTCCTATTAATGGAACAACCAAAGAATGCCAATAAATATATGGTCCTCCTGTTACTGCATTAGTTAGATTCATCTGCCAAATGACAGTAGATCCATCTTTTACCTGAACAACTGCTCCATCCTTGTCAGACGAAACAGCCATATCTGTAATATAGTGCCTCTTACCTGCTACAGCAGCTATGGTAGCCAAAGCTACTGTTGCGTGTGTATGTGTTTCCCTAAAGGGAACTCCGTGTGATTGTCTATGATCCATGTTTTATTTGGGGGTTTTTACACCCCCACGGTTAATTATTTACCTTGTGCTTCGAGTTCCATAAGCTCTTTAAGTAATTCTTCCAGTGTTTTCTTTACGTCTGGTTTAACTCCTCTTTTCTCCAACTCTTTTATAACATCCTTTTTTGAAACTTTAGGAGGTTCTTTTAGAGCTGGTTTTTCTGGAGTAAATTCGTCTTTCAAATCTTCAGCATCTTTATCTCTTTTCTCTTTAGGAGCAAGAGTCTCTTTAGGTTCTTTCTTTCCTATAACAGTAACAATCTTTCCCATTACTATTTCTATTTGTTCAGGAGTCCAAAGTTTTATAGTTTTTTCTTTGGAAGATTTCTTTTTGGCTTCCCTTGAAAGCATTTTTCTGGCTAAATGTTTTGCCAAATGTTCTACTTCAGGAAGTCTACCAATATACTCTTCTCCTGCTTGAACAGTAATGGATACTCCTCTAAATGAGTGAGTAAAACTCTCATTATCTATGTTCTTGAAACGTGCTATTTTGCGCTCTTTTTCTTCGGCTAATTTTTGTTCTATATTCATGTTTGCGTCAACGTTAATTATTAATAATTATTGTAATACAACCTTTCGACTATAAGGTTAATCAACCCTATTTAGTGGCCAATCCACAAGTTCAGCCACTAAAACGATTGACTATATAATGTTTATGTCTGCCATACATGCTTTATCAGCATTTGCATTGGCTACCAAACATCTTGCAAAACTGTTAGCGTCAAATGCTCCCTCTGTAGTCGTTGACTTAATCGCTGTTCCCTCTGTGTTGTCTCCTGGAGTAATTCCTATGTTAATAGTAATTGCTTCACCGGCTAACACAAAACCAATTCCCCTCTTTAAGAACCAACCGTAATCACCAGAAGCAAATGCTACCTGAGCTACTCCTTTTACAGGAGTTTCTTCTACGGTGATTGGAATTTTCTCTGCGTCTGGTTCGTGCCTGATAACAATATCAGATACTCCAGCTACAGTTAAAGCTGTTCCTAAAGCGTAATCGGTATATAGTTCTAGCGTGTCAGCTGTGTTATCCTTGATTTTACCACCTTGACCTTCACCTGTTCCGTCATCGACTAGGAACCAGTGATCTTGATATGCTCCTGCTGTCCAAGCTGCTCCAGCTTCAAGAATATAAACACTTTGGCCAGCTTTATTGGTTGAAGAGGCAACAGTATCAACATCAAGATTAGCAGGATTGGAAACTGTCATAAATTGACTGATTATTTCAGTCGTCTTCATGTATTCCCAGATTCTACCATCGGGAGTACATCCCAACTCATTCATGCTTCCCATCTTTACAGTAGGTGTATCAAAGATACTTTGAAAATTTATCAATTTCATCGTACTATTTTGTTTTAATTTAAATCACACTCGACCTTTCACTTGCATTAACTCGACCGTTAATCAAGAAATGCCGTGCGACTGAGCCTAATAAGCTCATCTTAATCCTCAAACCTTTTAAGGACTAAGTGAACTCACAAGAAAAAGTTCTATTTCTTTACTTTCTTAGCTTTGACTTTAGGTTTATCATCGAGATTGTCTGCTTGAACAAATGTATGTTTCACTTCTTTTAACTCTTTTTCTTTTTTAGACATGTTTTCTATGATTAGTGGTTAATTTCTGATGAATAGATAGCATCCCTACAATAGTTACCCGCCCCTAGATCGTAGTTGTTAGTGCGAACATAACCGTCACCACTCGCATATTGGCTTTCAGTACAACCAAAGAAGCAATGGGCCACTACGTTTCCTCCTGTAGTAGTAGGAGATGCACTTGCCCTGAGGTCAATCAGCATATCCAAAGCAGAAGCATAAACTCCGTGCCAAGGGAATGTATTGTCTTCAAACCTACTACCTACCCAACCCATACCTGAATAACAATTGATATGCGACCTGTTGGATTCAAACTGATTACCGATAACTCTCCAACCAATGTTTGGATTACCTCCAGAAGCACCCCAAATAGCGGCTGCTCCTGTAGCATTATGATACATGAAGTGATTATTGATAATGTTGGCGTAATGAATTCCGTTGTAATCTGTCAAACCTGCAGCTTCAATTCCATACTTACCAGTGCCACCACCCCAGAACATACAGTTATCTACTGTCACTCCTTGAGAAATAGATCCATCTGTACCTGCGATATAAGCAGTTGTATTCTGGTCAGCTACTAACTTAATACCTGAAGAAGTTGCTCCTGGTCTGAAACACATATTACTGTATCTCCAACCTGAAGCGTTATTGGTAATAATAGGACTTGAGGAAGTAGTTGGTACAAGATTAACTCCACCTCTAATTCCTGGCATTCCTGGTGAAACTCCAATAACAGAAACATTCTGTGCTTCCGTTTCAGTAGGAGTTGAGTAATTTCCTGTATAAGTACCAGGTTTCACAAAAATAACGTCTCCGTCACCAACAGCAGCGAAGGCCTCGTCAAGGTCTGAGAAGGGTTGATCCCAACTCTTGCCACCTTTGTCTGCTGAGGCAGCATCAACGAACCAATAGTCTCCAGTTGACATCAACGGCGAACCTACAATGTCTTCTGGGTACCATTTGTGTCCAAATGTGCCTACTGCAGGCATATAATTTCTAGCTTTTCCCATGTTTATTTTATTGTTTCTTTCTCGGGTCAGGGGCTTTTACACCCCCGCCAGGTCAAAAGATAACACGTTAAATGAATAATCCTAGCCTGTGATTCCAGTCATTTGACCCGTTCTTCGTGGGTCGTTTGACATCCAGTTACCAACTAAATACATGTGGCCGACTTCGGCTGGTTGATTAGTTGATCTTAACATTCCAGACCAATTGAATCCTTTAGGAATCGGTAAGGCTTGTGGTCCATCAATGTTAGCTTCTCCCGTGTTAAATTTTTCATAACCTGGAAGATTTAACCCTGCCCAAAAGAAGTTCTTCTCGTTTAACATAAACATCTTTTGAGATGTACACTTGTCATCCTTAACAAAAGGTGTGCCTCTGTACCATAAGGCGTTGAAACCAAGCGTACCTCCACTTAAAGCATTAGTACCGGAAACTACTCCAGTTCTAGTAACTTGTGGGAAGCCTGACGTTTGATATCCTGCTCTTACAGTAGGACTAAGCAAAGCTTCATAAGCAGACCAGATTGTAGGGGTTGAAACAATTAAACTTGGTCCAACACCACCAATTTCTACACCATCGTATCCGGTGGACATGTCTGATATTGCTAATGCACCGATTGTTGCGGCGTAATACCCTTTAAGACTTGCGTATGTGCCTCTAGGTTGTGCTCCATAATTAGCAAAATTAGTAGAGTCATCAGCTGCATTTAAGATTGAATCAAATGAAGCTGCACCTGAAGCTGCACTGGTACCTGTGTAGATATAATCTCCTAGGTCATCAGTCAAGTCTTGTGCAATTGAATCCATTTCAACAGATAGTAATTCAAGGACTCTTTCGTCACCTTGATTTACTGCTACTTCAATGTCATCAACTACTACTGGTTTGTGAATACGTTGAGGTTCAAATTGCATTTTAATCCTCGTTTCCTGCCTTGATGTATCAAGGGTTCCACCAACTGGAACTAATCCACCTTCAGTAGATTTTTTGTATTTGATAGGGATATCATATCTGAAACCAGAACTCCAGCTCTTGGCGTTTCCAAGAGTTCTTAAAAGAAACACATTTCCTTCAAGAATGGTATCTGAAACTTGTGGTACGATTGTTTCCCTAGTAACCGTTTTTACGGCGTCTGAAAATTCCATCGTTTTTTACTTGAATTTTGATAATGCTTCCTTCGCAGCGTCAACTATGCTTAACCCACTTGTCCTTAGCTTTTGAGGATCGTATGGAAGTTTTCCACCTTCCGAAGATGGTGTAGATACTCCATCTGCAGCTCGTTTCGCCTTATTGGCAAGAGCTACTCTTACTGCGGCTTTTCCATCAATGTTAGCTTCAGAATAAGTAGAATATACAGATTTAAGATCATTAGGAGTCTTAACTGTAATCTTGTGGCGATCGATATACCCGAAGAAATCTTTGTCATCGAAGTCTTTATCTTTCTTCTTGATCTCTTCCACAAAACTATCTACTTGCTTCTTAGCATCCTCAGTTTTCTTAACTTGAGCTTCGGTGGCATCTTTGCCTTGTTTCTCCTTATACTCAGCTAAGTCCTTTATATCTCCAGACAATTCCTGGAAAGTTTTAGGTTTCCAACCCTCTTTAAGCATGGCGGGTAAGCCTTCCTGCTCAGGATCCTTGTTACCAAGAGCTATCGCTAAAAGTTGCGATTTCTTAGTAAACTCTGGGAGTAACTCATCGTACTTACTAGAGTTTTCTAAAGATTTAGTCAATTGATCGACGGTATATTCTTTATCACCGATTTTGACTAATTCTCCTTTTGGTTCTCCCTCACCACCTTCTGGGGGTGTACCACTCTCGGCCTCGCCCTCTAGGTTTAAATTCTCGTCTGACATGTATTTTGGCTATTATCATTGCCCCCTTAACAGTTATTCTCTACGAGATTCCATTAAGTTGCTTGATGAAAACAGCGGTTATGTTATTGCTCTATGTTTTATGTAAGATGCTCTCGAGCATAAGCATCAGTTCGTTATTTAGTTTCCTCTTTCGGTTTAGCTTTTGATAAATTCTTAAATTGCATCTTTAACTTGCTTAATATCTCTTGCTGTTCTTTAGGTGATTTCTTCTTAAATTCAGGATTCTTTACTATCTCATCTGTTTTCTTTCTAAGTTCTGCAATTGCAGTAGCTCTTTCGTCTGTTGGTTGAGCCGCTTGAGCCAATTCCTGTAATAATGCTATTCCATCTTTCATATTTTCTATATCTTCAGGATCTAATTCAAGAATTGAAAATGGGCTAACCTTATACATTTCAATCTGTTTTGCAGTCTCCATTGGGTTATCAAATTCAGCTGCCTCGAAGTATTGTAGTGGTGTTATCATTCCTGCAACTACTAGTTCTTTCGCTGTTTCTGCTCTATAAACTCTATCTACTGGCATTATTTGGCCTGGAATTACCTTTATCTCGATTCCATCTTCAAGGTTGTCTTGCATTATTTCTATCACTCTCATGGCTGTTTCCTTTCCTAGTAACTTAGTGTAGTGGCTTTCAGTATAATTAATCTTCATGAACTGTAACTGCCAATTGTAGATTTCAAGGTGAAGTGTGTCTACCACGTCAACGAGTTCGTTTAATCTTTGGAAGCCTCTTTCTCTTAATATAGCTCTACCTGTGGCCGTTTCAGATCCCTCTCTCTCTCCTCTCATTGTTGCTTGAGTTCCAAATATAGACTCTAGTGATTGAATAGACATTACTAGATCTTCTGTCACCATATTAGGTAAATCTCTTCCACTTTCTATCGTTACACCCATTCCTACTCCATCTCCGATAATCATTCCTTCTGGGTCTGATTTCATTGCTTGCCACTCTCCTTTGCTCTTTAATTCCATGTGCTTCGTATCTATCTTCCATCTTCCATTGGCTGATGCAGCGTTATCTGAAATCTGTCTCTTTCTCTTGTTGATATTTTCTTGTAGAGATAAAACTTGTTCTATTAACGAAGTTTCTCCTACTTCTTTCTTTTCTACATCCAACATTGTTGCGCAAATGTATGGATGAGTTGGTTTATCAAAATGATTGAAAAGGTATTGTTGATACTTATCGGCTTTCTTTTCTTTCTTCATCTCGGTAACTCTTCCTTCTCTTGTTCCTCTTGCACTTACTAAAAGTTTCTTTCTTTCTTTCATCTTGGCTTTATCAAATTTTCTCATTTCATCCTTATCAAAGAATACTCCATCCCAATCCCAATAAGGATTTAACTCTTTCTTTAAAATTTCCCCTCTAAACTCATGAACAACCCAATCTCCTAACCAAGCTTCTTTATATGAAACAGGGTCATTCTTAATTCTCGCATCAATTTCATTCTTTCTTCCACCTGCTTTTTTCAAGATCTCTTCTACTTTGTCAGGAAACCTATCCAACATAGTGTCTATGTCAGTGTCTATCTGTTCTACGACATCACCATTTTCACTAAATCTTATACTTCTAGGATCTACTACTGCAAGGTCAAAGTCATCTTTATCATTATTCCAAATGTTTTTAAGAACTATTTTTCTTGATAATAACAACCATCTTAAACCTCTTCTTACTTTCTTTTTTAGCTTTAAAGTTCGGTATTTCTCTAAAAAGACATCAGTTAAGTCTGTCGCTACTTGTCCTGATTCAGGACTTTCGTTACCTGGTAAGACATTTGGCTTTGATGGTCTTCCAGTAAGATTTCCTATTACACTTTCAACTGCTAAGAATACTCTATTGTCTCTAACTCTAGACTTCTTTCTAGGAATGGTCGCTACAACCGAATCATCATTTTGCCATACTCTCTTATTCTTCTTATAGGTCTCAGTAATTATCGCTGACGACTTATCTAAAGAAGTCCACCTGTTATTAATCAGACGTTTTAATCTTGTATCACTTAGATTTGAAATATCAATCATAATAAAAAAGCGAGCAAAGGACAAAATAGCAGTTTACTATTCTATCCTCTGCCCGCCGTGGATTTGGATTTTTATTTTCCGTCCGTGGTTAGGGCTTAGATTTATTACATTATAGTTTATTCAGTTTTTCTTGTCAAGTCTTTCTTCCTTTTATAGGGTTTAGTAACGAATGTCATGTCTTGAATTAATCCATTATGTTTATCAATTATAACTTGGCCACTCTTCAAATCAAAGAAGCCCTTTTCTAATAATACTTTAACTTCCTCTTTAATTATTTCTTCTTTAGTCATGTTGATGTTCTTCAATTATTTCTTTTAGTGGTCTCATTATAAACCCATCACTAGTTCTTTCTATGATCTTCTTTTCTTCAGACTTCTCTGAAACAAACTCCACCTTACTCATTTTTCTCATTTTAGCTATTTGAAAATAAACAGTTGCATGAGAGAAGTGATCTACTCCTGTCTTTGAATCCCAAATGTACCTTTCTGTTCCTAATGGTGTTATTTCGATTATCTTTCTCATTGACTCCCAATGCCTAATATAGACCTCTAAATCCTGTCTGTTTATAGCAAATTGAATGTTCCCTTTTACTATCTCGTCTATTACCTTGTCTATGATTCTAGTCCGGTCAGTCCAAACATAACCCCAATTGTCTTGATCTGTTTTAGTCATTCCTCCCCACTTTACTATTTCCTTAACCTCTTTGTCCTTACGATAAAAACATAGAAACAGTTTAGGATACTTATTCTTAAACTCTTCGGCCCACGTTCTTTCTGGTCCTGCGTCCATAACTATAGTAGGATTGTATTTTTCAATAACTGATTCCAACTCTTCTCTACTTTGACAAGTTCCAGTTTTGAAGATTCCATCCTCTGAACCTATAACATAATGCTTGATTCTTCCGATATCAATACCCATGTAAAAAGGTTTTTTGTCCAATGGCTTTGCAGACCAACCATCCATAATCGCCTGCCTAATGTCAGCTTGTTCTCCCACGCTGTAAGGTTCTCCTAATATGAAGTTTCTGAAATAATCCTCTCCTCGTAGTTCTTTTTCTCTAATTAGGTCTTTAGCAGACAGCCAGGGAGCCATCATTTGAGAAATGTGATATCCTGATACCTCTTTCCCCGAAACTGTTGGTTTCCACCTACCTAGCTTTCTGTCTTTGTCAGTAATCTCTTCATTGCAGCTATTACAAACATACAATCCTTTTATCTCATCAACGTTCTCTTCCCACTTGAGATATTGTTCTTTTTTACATTTAGAACAAGTAATGAACCATTCTTTCTTATCTGATAGTTGCCAGATTTCATCCACTCCTACTCCTACCAAACTAGGATTAGATAAATACCACGTTCCTTTGTATGGTGACGCTGTAATTCTTGATTTATAAGTTTCAATAGTTCCTAAATCACTTCTATCAATCTCGTCATGAATTAAAAGGTCAGCGGTAGTTGATATAGCTACACTCTTTGATCTCGTACCCTTGTAATAAATAAATCTGTCATTGATTTGCTTTAGCCCAACAGTATCACTACTAAACTTCCTCCTTAAAACCTCATTGGCCTGAAATATCTTATCTGCTTTAGTCTTTACAAACTCACTAACCTCAGAATCAGACGGCATTGTGTATATCACATTGAACCTTCCTTTGTCTGCAGCATAATAAGCTTTTAATGTAAAAATAACAGATCCACCAATCTGCGCACATTTCTTTATTGCTTGCACTGGAGTAAAGTCCTCCAATATATCTATTAGGTATCCTCTATCTTTGAACTCTAGTAATTCTCCTTTCTCATTTACTATCTTGTTACTTAAAATCCAGTGAAGTATTGAAACATCCTCTGGCTTTACCATCTACGTAGTTCTTTTTCTTTTAGTGATAATCCCCTTAATCCTGTTCTTAATTTCTTATTGAATCTCTTCTCATCTATTCTTGCCAGTCTTTTATTGAACTCTTCATAAGGTTCTCCATATTGAGTTTTAAATCCAAATTGACCTGCTCTAAGGAAGTCTAAGGCGTATTCATTCCTTTGTCGTCTTATCTTACGAGATTTGTTGTAATAAGGGTCTTGGTCCCTGTGGGTAGCATACCTAATTGCCTCCTTTCCACATTCAGGACATATTCCTCTGATTGTTGAGATCTTATGGCCATCTAACCTATAACTTGTTTTTCTTGCTGATGAAACAAAATCCTCCTGGCAAGTATCACACCAAAAATCATAAGACTTTAAGAATTGAGGAATGTCGTCATCCATTCTCTCGTTTGGCTTGGGCTTCCTTCTTTCTTTGTCTTTAGCTAGTTCTTTCTGTATTTCTTTAGTCCTTTGAGTTAGTCTTTCTACTTCGTTCATAAGAACTTCTTTAAGTATTTTATTGGATATTGTCTAAAGTATTTCCAATTACCCCAAAAACTTGGAGATTCAGGATTAAACTCTTGGATAGTTCTTATTTCAGCCTTCTCCTCTATCTCTATTACATCTGGATTGTTTTTATCACACCAACTGCCTAATTCTGTTAGTGTCGCTATATTGTTTGGTAATTTCATAATAAGTAAAATTTTATTAATTGATAAGTAATATAAAATCCAGCAACAATGTATAAAAATATGTTGGTTATTAAAAGGATACTTATAACGTGATTGATTGTTATCTTAATCATCTTCCTTTGCTGGTTTAGCGAATAATTTAAAGAACCGACTTAATCCTTTAGGTCTCTCTGCCTCATCAACCTCTTGACGTGTTGGCTCACCAATAAACTCAACCTTACGCTTTGGATTGATTGGCTCGAGTGTTACATTCTCACCCTTCTTATCAATTTTAATCTCAAAACCTCTCTTGTTTGTTATAAACGTAGAGATTAGATGGCCTAGTAATACTCCTAATAAAAATTTAATCATTTTAAATAGTTTAGTTTAATACCTCTAAACCACTCCCAACTCCACTGATAGTTTTTATTATCAAACTCTCTAATCAATTTAATGTTTGCACTCTTGCTTATTTCTATTGTTTTTGGGTTGTTTTTCTCACACCAATCGCTTAACTTTGTTAATGTTTTTATATTGTTTGGTATCTTCATAGTTTTTTATTATTAAATTATTAATCTAAACCACAACAATTTTTGTATAGTTTTATATCCTCTTCTATTAAAATAATTAGCCCCTTTACTACTTTTATTAAACTTTTCTAGCTCTATGAACGTTTTTTCGTTGCAGATAAATGATCCACAATAAGCACCTAACACACTACTAACATCTACAATAAACTCATCTTCAAAAATAGATATTTCGTCATGGCCTCTCCATATTTCACTGCTTTTAATTAGTTTTTCTTTCATAATTCTTTAGGTTGAATTAACCATAGTATAAACATTATTACAAAGACTGTTTCAGGAATTGTCATTCTTCTTCTATCTCCTTATGAAGAGCTTCTTTGATTTCTTCACTTGTTTTAGCTACGACTTTTAAAATGTTTGTGTTCTTCGTTAAGAAGATATTCAAGGCAGGTCTCAACATTAAGGCTTCTTTTCCAATTGGTTTATCCATTTCTATTCTACTCACTTCCCACATTTTCTTGAAATCTGATGGCGTTGGAATTACTTTTCCTTTCTCTATCTGCTCAACAGCCTTTTCCATTACAATCTTTGTCATTTCTAAGATTCGTTCTTTGCTTAATACTTTATCATCCACAGCCGTTCTTTTAACTATATCTAATACTGAATTATCCATTGCCCTAGTTTTTCTCACCCAATCATTTCCAACACTCCAAACCCTTAAACTACCCATGCTTACTTTTATGCCTTTTTTGATACAAAGTTGATCTAATTTTTTTAGACTTCTACTCTTACCTAAATTGAAATAAATAAAGAATGCTTCCTTCTGTTTTATCTCTGATTTAGTTAGTAGTTTTTTCATTGGCTTGTTCTAACATTTCTTCTAATGCTTGAATCTCTAATGGTAGTATTATGCTATCAACACATTCTTCTATATCAATAAGTCGCGTTAACCACACGACAATAATAGGACTTGTTATTATAAACATTAAAAGTGTAATTGCTCCTATATTCATTTCTTGTTTAACTTTATATATAATTTAGCCATTGCGTCATCTTCGTCTTTAGCTTCTGCACAAACTGGATTCTTATCTTTTCCTGTAAAAACTCCTAATGCTTCTGCTTTTGCCCAATTCCTTCTACCAAAACCTTTACCTTTAATTCCTTCCATCACCCTTGTTGAATCGTAAATAGTAAGGCGAATAGTTGTTTTGCAATTCTCTATTAGTTCTAAAAGGGTCGGAACCTTAAGCCAATCTTTTACTGAAATATCTCCCATTGGCACAGAATTTATTATTGATAATGAACATTCATTTTCTAAATCAAAATACCTACTTCCAAGAAATATATTCTGTGGAAACCCTGCCTCTTTTAATTGTTTTGCTAGTTTGTAGTTCATATTACTACTTACTTTATATTAAACTCTCGATGAAATAAACAACGACTTCATAAGTTACAATTATTCCTGCAATGCAAAGAGAAATTGAAAACAATCTTTTCATTATTTCTTCTATTGTGAATAAAAAATTTCCTAATTTACTCATGTTTTTATTAATTATTTTTTATCTTTTTCCTCTGGTAAATCGACTATTACAACCTCTGTTATTAAGAATAGAGAAATTACACTCACTGCATTTTCTAATGCTACTCTTACAACTTTTGCTGGGTCTATTATTCCTGCCTTTAGTAAATCAACATATTCTCCTGTTGCTGAATTATAACCTCTTGACACACTGTCTTTTGTCTTTTCTAATATAACATCTGGCTTACCTCCTGCGTTAAGAATAATCTGCTTGGCTGGTTCTCTGATTGCGTTGTATAAAATTCCTAATCCTAGTCTTGTACTCATATTCTTTTCTAATAACATTTTCTTTTCTATTTCTTTCGAAGCTTGAATCAGGGTCATTCCAGCGCCAGGTACAATTCCTTCCTCGATTGCTGACATTGTAGCTCGAACTGCGTCTTCAATTCTGTATCTCTTTTCTTTGTTCTCTTGTTCAGAGATTGTTCCTACTTTAATTATAGCAATACCACCTTTAAGTTTAGCAATTCTCTTTTTCAATAATTCTTTCTGATAGTCTGATTCTTCTTTCTTCATTGCTAAAGTTAACTCTTTGATCCTTTTATTGATTGCTGACTTACTGCCTCCACCTCCAATAATTGTAGTTTTGTCTTTACTTATAATTACTCTATCGGCTTGCCCTAATTCAGTTAATCCTACATCTTCAACTTTTATTCCTATTTCTTCAGTAATTAACTTAGCTCCTGTAAGAATAGAAATGTCTTGTAGTTTGTTTTGTTTGTCATTTCCATAACCTGGAGCTTTAACTGCTGCAATTCTAAGTTTTCCTCTAATCTTGTTTAAAACAACAGTAGGCAATGCTTCACCGGAAACGTCATCAGCTATAATTAAAAGAGCTTTATTATCAGCTCCATAAACTTCGTCTAATACTCCAATGATTTCTTCGTTAGTGCTGATTGCTTGAGATGTTACTAATATATAAGGTTTTTCTATAATAGTCTCCATTCTCTCGGGATGAGTTATCATGTATGGAGAAATAAAACCTTTATCAATCTGAAGTCCTTTGACTATCTCTTGCTGGAGTCCAATAGTATGAGATTCTTCTACTGCTATAATTGCGTCTTTACCAATCTTTTTAATAATATCTGCAATAGTTCTTCCAATCTTAGCATCCCTTGAGGCGATAGTTCCTACACTCTCGACATCTTTATCTTTAGTGAGTGGCTTGGCCATCTTTTTAATTGTTCCTACTGCTATTTCTAAACCCATAAGCAAACCTTTCTTTAACTCAATTACATCTACACCTGCGGCCATAGCTTTTAATCCTTCTTTTAAAATATGTTGAGCAAGAATTGTAGCCGTCGTGGTTCCGTCTCCTGCTTCCTTATCAGTCTTGTTAGCTATATCTTTGACTAAATCACAGCCCATAGCTTCAACAGGGTCTTTCAGTTCTACATTATTAGCCACAGTAACTCCGTCTAATGAAAAAGTAGAAGTTCCTTTTTTGAAAGCGACCACTCTTCCTTTAGGTCCTAAAGTAACCTTGACTGCATTAGATAGAATGTCTACTCCTTTTTGAAGCTTCTTTCTAGCCTCGTCAGAAAATAGTATTTGTTTGTTCATTTTTCTTCTTTAATCAAACGTTTAATAATTCTTAAAATATGATCTTGATGATTTCTTGCTTTTGTTGCCTCAGTTAAAGCATCTTTTGCCTTAATATCTCTTCTTGTAGGTGGTAGTTGTGGATTACCACTTGGTATCATCATTATTTTTGCAACATCATTAGGTTTCATTTCAGAGTAATAAATTGCGTTTATTTTATGAGTCAAAAACTTCTCTAAATGTGTATTATGAAATGCTCTTAATCCATCTAAGACACTTAATTGAATTACTTGTTCTTTTTTTTCTTCCATGTTTTTTAGTTTATATTTTTATGAACTTCTATATGGCATTTTCGACATAATGTAACGCCATTTTCTATAGATGTTCTCAATTTTTTGTTTCTTGCAAAACTTTTAATGTGATGTGCGTTTAGTATCAATTTTCTTTTTCCACACTCCTGGCAAGTCCAATTATCCCTCGCAAAGACTGATTCTCTCCATAGTCGATATTCAATACTCCTTCTTATTTTATCATTTTCGGTGGTAACACCTCCTTTCCAAGCTGGATTTTTACTTCCCCGATAATGTGGAGGAGTAGCCCACGGGCATTTCTTCCCTTTCAACGCCTCGCTAATTTTCTTGCTAACTCTCTTCTTATATTCTGGGTTTTTCCATCTTTTTTTAGAAGACTGAGCTATTTTCTTTTTTACTTTTTTAGTATGTTTCCTACCTATATTTATTTTTCTTAATTTCTGCTTAGTTTTTTCTGTTGTTACTTTCCCCAGATTTATCTTATCTCCTTTCTTAAACCACCCTTTGTTTTTTCCACTCTTTGGAATTCCTTTTGGCATTTTTAAGATATCTTAGCAAATATATCTCTCTCTCGACAAACAAGATACTCTTCTCCATCTACCTTAATTGATTGTGGTATAAACGGATCTAAAATAATAATATCTCCTACTTTCAAATTAACTTTCCTAAATTTTCCACTTTTGTCTATTTCGCCAGGACCAACAGCAATAACCTTTGCTTTTGAAGGCCTAGATTTAGAAACATCAGCTAATACTATTCCTGATTTTGATTCTTTTTTCTTTTCCCATAGAAGAAATACAAAATCATTGAGAGGTTTTATTTTTAACATGCGTTTTTTTGCGTTGGTTTCTAATATCTCGACGGTGTTGCTTCTTACGCTTTTTCTTTTTACTCATGTCTTATTACTATATTCTAACATTTTAATCTTCTACAAGCAAGGCAAAGAGAAGAATTAAACATGCAACTCCTACTCCTAACCAAAGTGTACTTTGTTGAAAATAGGCAGCTATCAAACTAGCGATACCACTAAATAATAAAAATGCTTCTACTAATTTTTTCATGTATTTTTTAATTTATCTTTATAGAGTTTGACTAAACACTCTAATTCTTCAATAGTATGTTTTTTAACCGGCATGTGTTTCAGTTGCATAAGTTCTTCGATAATTCCTTCGCCATAGTCCTTAATTAGATGTAAAGCATATTCGTCCATTCTTCCTCCTTTAAATCGATTACAAGTAGTACATTGAGCATGAACATCTCTTTCGTCCCACCTGGTTCTCATACAACCTCGCTTGATATAGTGTCCTGCATCCATTTCTTTAAGGTCTTTTATAGTTGTGCAGGTATAACAATAACATAATCCATCTTCATCAGTATCTCTTTGACGAATAAATTTAGAAAATACGTCATCAAGTTTTTTAACTAATCTTTGTCTTTTGCTTTTCATTCATTAATTAAAAATTAAAATCTTTATATTTTACTTTAGTTATCATTCTTCCTTCTGAAGGGAATGAAATAAACTTCAATATATAGAATTGAAATTGTCTCCATCCTAAGCTATCTATTCTATCCATTCTTTCTCCTACCTTTATCCCTATTTGCCATTTGTTTAATTCTTTCTTCATATTTATTTATTATTTTTATTAACCCCACGAATCAAACCTCTCTCTGTGTTCATCTGTTAAAAGATGTTTTAGCCGCCACTCTTTATCTTCTTTTTCCATTCTTTCTCCTTCAAACTTTTTTAATTCTATTGGATTTCGTGGCTTTGGATTATAACTTGCTATTAAAAATTCAAGTTCCTCTGATTTTTTGATATTTTTCTTAATCTGATTTTCTTCTACTGCTTGGGCAACAGTTTTTACTTTCTTATTTCTGTTCTTATATTCTTCGAAAGTGTCATAATCTTCGAAAAATCCTTGAAACTTTAGTGCAACCCATAGAGATTCTTCTCCGCTAATCATATCTCAATCTCATTGGGCAAAGGTATTTTTACATCGTGTTCTGTTAAAGCCCATATTCTAATTTTCTCAAGTAACATTTCAAACTCTGTGGTGGTTAGATCGGTAGTGCTTCTAACTGTTTCTAAAATTCCCCCAGTTTTTCTTAAAAACTCTAGCTTTAAAGCATCGTGCATTTCTTGAGTTGAATAGCCAAATTCGTCTGCTAACATTTTAACTACTACACCAAAATAATAATTGTTTTGAGGCAAACTTCTTGATGTCTTATACTTTCTTAAAATTACTTGAATTTTCTTTCCTTCAAAAGTTTTTTTATAACTTCTAAAAGTTTCAGGAGCTTTTAAAAATATCTTTCCTTTTTCTACTTTGCCTTCAAAAATTGGATTCATTAGGGTATATCTAAATTGATTGCTTCTTCCTCTTCAGTTTTTATTTCATCGTCTTGTTCAATTACTGGAACTTCCTCTTTAGGTTCTCCTCCTCTTTCTACTGAATTATAACCTTTAAAACTTCCCTCTATTTTCTTGTATTCAAGAGTTATGGTCTCGCCTTTTTGAACTTCGGCCATTCTTGCTACAAAATAATGTAGTTCTCCATTCTCATTATAAATTGAATTTTGGTATCTCTTTTGCTGTCCGTTCTTTTCAAAAAGATATTCTACTCCTTTTTCCTTTTCTTTGGTCTTATAGTTTTCTATCTCAACTGCTTTATCTGAAATAAATTTAACGATGTGTGGACCTGTGCCTTTTACTCCTTTCTTTTTACCATCATCGCCCTTGACTTGAATTGCTAACCTTAAAAAAGGAATTGGAGTTTTACCTTCTTTAGTTGCTTTCTCTAATAATTGTTGTGAAATTGTTTTTTCTTCTGACATTTTTATTTTTTATTAGTTAATAATTGACCTTTAATTTTCTCAATATCAAACCCAGCTTTTTCTATTTCTACTAATTTTTCTTTATTACTTTCGGTCATATCTTTTCCGTCCTCCATTCTTGTCAAAACTCTGTTCCAACTACTAATTATTGGAGCATACTTCTCATAAAAATCTTTAGGTTCTTTGAAGCCATACAATTTAGTTAAATAGCCAGAATACTCAATCTTCCAGTTTTTAGTAAATCTATCACCATTAAATTCAATAGGTTTTTCTAATGGAGGTTGCTTGTCTTCTTGATGATATTTAGTAATAGTTTCAATAGCTTTTTTATACTTTTCTTCTACAACTAAAGAATTAAACACTGGCATTTCAATCATTCTACAATCGTCTTTACAGACATAGAGAATAGATCCTTTTTGCATATCTTTAGCTTTTAGATAGTGAAATAATTGTAGTTCGTGTCCTGTGGATGGTCTCCCATCCTTTTTCATTTTATCAAACATAAAACTTGATGTTGATTTCATTTCAATAATTCGTGTTTCAAGTCCATTAGGATAGTTTTTTTCTAAATGCTGAACTATACTCTCCCCAGCTTTAATTATCTTTGGTGGTAACTCCATTTGTTCTAAAAATGCCCTATCAAAATTAGGTTTGCCTCCTGCTATATAATCTAATTTACCAGTTACCTTTAAAAGTCCAGGATATTGATAAGCGACCCAATCCTGTTGACTGATTAAGATTCCAGCCCTTTGAAGAATTATAGCCACAAGCCATTCCCAGATATTCCCAGCTTCAAACTTTCTTCTTGACCTTGCATTAGGAGGATTAGTTGGTTTTACTCCTTTGAGCTTTAACCAAGTATCTATTGGAGCATTGTCCAATTCAGAAGCCCACAAGCGTTCTCTTGGTTCATATTTCCTATTGTTATCTCCAGCAAGTGCTTCGTTCCAAACTCTACCTATACCCCAAACTTTATTTTCCGTAGTCATCTTGTATTTCTTGGTTTAATTTTGAGACCTTTTCTAATAATAATTCCTTAGTTATTTTTTTGCTTTTAAGCATAGACTCATAAAAAGTAATATCAGAGTCTAATCTTTTTATTTCTTCTTCTAATTGTTTTATTAAATTTAATGTTTCCATAATTATTTATTGGTTAGTTTTTAAATTTTTATCTATAATCTCTCCACAAATTCTACAATAATAATGACCATCAACTGCCTCATAAGCTTCATCAACTTCTATCCTTTCTTTACAATCCAAACACTTAATACTGTCAAAATTACCATTACCTTGAAACTCATATTTTGATTTAAGTAATTCTTCTATCATCTTTATTTATTTGGTTAGGTTTTTAAAATAAGTTACCTCTCTCCAAGTTTCATAATAAACATCTATTGTATGACCTGTTTTTTTTGCGTGGTCTTTTGCTTTATCTAACATTCCGCTCCCAAAATCAGAAAAATCACACACACGACAATGACAACTTTCATTTTCCTTCTCTCTTTTATGCTTTATCACTCTCATTTTATTAAGTTTTAATCTTTCTTCATATTTAGTCATCTTTATTTATTGATTAGGGGTTGATAATTTTAATAACAATTCTCCTTACAAACTGAACACCGACCGGCTATCACAGGAGCATTACAACAGGATATTCTTTTGTTATCGGTTTGTCCTCTGACTTCGTCCTCAATTTGATTTTCTCTGGGTAAAGCATCAAACCTTTTTATTTCTTTTGTCATTTTGCAAACTTTTTTTGTCATTGTTTTATTTGGTTAGGGTTATATTATAGTTTAAACATTGGTCCTTTTGATTTTGGGTAGAATACCAACCTCTAAATTCCTGACTCTGCTTTTGCCAAATTTCACATTCCATCTTCTCGTGGCGATCTAAACCTTTTAAGAAAATGAAACCTAGAATAGTGAACATTATTAAAATTGGGATTATTGATTTCATAATTTTTGTGAAGTTAGATTTTAATTTCTATTCTTATTATTTTGTTGCCACTATCAGAAAAACTATCTTTTGCTTTTTTTGCATCTTCTTGTGTTTCGAAAATCCAATATCTTCCCCAGTTTGGTTTGGCTTCTGTAAAAGCTCTATCCCTCTCGTCAATTATTATCCATGCTTCAATTGTTTTTTTCATAATTTTACGAAGCTAAGTTTTTATATATTAGCAAGGAGCAGGTAAGTAAGATGAGTTTTATTGAGATTAAGAGAGTCGTAATTTTTTGGTGGACTTCGTTAATCTGCTTTGCTCGTTTATCGAACTGACCTGTCCTTGCTGTATTCAATTTTAACTTCTGTAAGTAGTATATATTATTTAAAAAGTCTTGTCAAGTCTTTAAAACCTTAACCCCTGCTTTTTGTATAATTTGTCTGACTCTTTCACGAGTAATATCATACTTTTTTCCGATTTCATCTAATGTCAAAAGCGGATATAATTCTAATATCTCTTTGTCTCTTTTTGCTCTTTCTTGTTTTTGTATTGGATTTTCTGGCATATTGTTTTTATTTAATAATATATTGTTTTTAAAATCTTGTCAAATGTTATAATAATGTTTGTTGTTTCCTTACAGCTTTTATTCTAGCCTTTGCAATTTTACAATAATCAGGCTCTTTTTCTATTAAGATAAAAGGTCTATCAGTTAATTTACAAGCTATGCCTGTTGTTCCTGAACCAGCGAAACAATCCAAGACTATTCCTCCTGTTGGTGTTTTAGTTAGGGTGCATAGATATTCCATTAGTTTTATCGGTTTGACTGTTGGGTGGTTGTTTTTGGTTAACCGTATCTCTTTATGTTCACCTTTTAAACTTGCTCCACCTAACTGCATTTTATCTGTTATGTTTGCATCCATAGAACCACCTCTTTTTTCCTCCAATTCCTCCATACAAATTTAGTATTTTTAGTTTTTTCTTCATGACACCTGTGAAATGAATAATTGCTTTTGAGTTTTTGGATCCTTTTCAATTCCTATTATTACATGGCCATCTTTTATATAAAATCCCTCCCAGTATTCTTCGTCACTTGAGAAATCTTTAATTGTTACTTGGTGTTTTTCTCCTAACCAATAACCAACTTGACGTCCTATTACTTTGCTTTTAATAGCATATTTTGGAATTGACTTGCCTTTTAGAAAATCAGCTCCTTTTGGTGTCAAGCAATAATTTCCAGGTTGTTTTCTGACCTTTGCAATTAATCCGTGAAGTCTAGGTCTAGTTAAGTTTCCAACCATATTAGAAGTTAGATGTCCGTCTTTGATCATTAAGTCATAGTTTGGTGTTGCAGGAACTTCCATTTCTTTACGAGGGTGTACACAATTAATTCCTTTGTTCAAAATTACTTTGGCGACTGCTTTTAAAATATCAACTGCTCCTGGATCAATAGGAATTAGATATGTTTTACTTTGACCACAACAATCGCACTTCTCTGGTATGTATTTTTCTTGTAATTTGAAACTGCTCATTTTTTATTTTTTTTACAATTTTTTATTAATACCTCCTTAAATAAATCGAACTCGTACATTTTATGTTTCTTTAATTCTTTAATAGGACTGATAATTAAGCATTTTTTGTCGCAACCGCTACAACGAAATTTTATACCTCCTAAATCTCTTTTTAACATCTCTTTCCTTTCTATAAATCTTTCAAACTTTCTTATTGTTAACCATCTTTGATTCCATAATCTATATCCAGTTGTCTTTTTCCACTCTTCAAATTTTATTTTATTATATTTTCTGTATTTTTTAGTTCCCTTAACACTTGAATACCATTTCTCTCTACTAATTTTTTGTAATTCTTTTCCTTTCGTTCCCTGCCTCCATTTTCTATGACAACAATATCTACAAAGACCTTTCCCTCCGTGTTTTATCTTTTTTGTTCCACATCTGATACATCTATCATATTTTAAAGCCCACTTTCTTTTATAAACTCCTGTTGGCATTAATCTATTATTTCAGGACAATACCTGCTACTAAAAATGATCGTTTCTTCATTGTAATTATCATAGACTTCTTTACGAGAAACTTCTTTTACTGGATCTTGTTCAGTAATGCCTTTAAGAAGATAGCATTTGTCATCACAACATCTGTAAATTTTCTGCCATTCAACCACCTTATCTGGTTCTCTAATAGGTTTTACTTGGCATAACGAGTATTTAGCTATTAAAAGTAAAATTGTTATTAAAATCGTAAGTTTAAGTTTCATACTTTTGCAAATGTTAATTTTTTAGAAAGTTTTTTTCTACCACTTCTAATATCTTTTAAAGAAAATTCTTTTTTTGGTTTTTCTTCTTTTTTAAAATTTTTAATAATTTTTTTCTTATTATTAATAGTATAAGAATTATTAGTATAATTATTGGTTCGTCTAGACGAATAGCTTTTACTTAGAAGCTGTTTGTTTGTACGAATAGCTCTGTTCGTCTGTACGAATAGCTTGTCTGTATAGCTGTTCGTTTTAACGAATAGCTTTTGATGTCCGAACCTAACTGTATCTATAAATTTTTCACTGCTTATTTTTTTAATTCTAACACTCAAAGAACTTATTGATTTTATTCTTAGTAGTGGCATATCTTCTAGTAAGGTTTTCAAATTTATCCATGTCCAAACAACACCGTCTTTTACAACTCTTTGCTTTTCTATCTTTTTATTTTTGCTATTGCAGTAAAAAACTATGTAATCAAGAATTGCTCCATCTACAACATCAAGAGTTGTTTTTGATAATACTAATTGATTGATGTTGATATTGTATTTCATTGTTAAACTGACCCTTTATATTTTTTATGTAATGCTTTATATTTTTTAAATTCTGCTAAATCGTGCCTATTAACTTTTCCATCTAAATAAGGTTTTATATATTCCAAAAATTCTTTTTTAGTTCTATTGCTTTTGGCGCAATTACACCACTGACAAGCAAGAGCTAAATTTTCTCTTTCATCTCCACCTTTCTTACTTTTAGGTTTGATGTGATCAATGTGAATAGGTATATTCTGTTCTGCATCTTCTAATAAATCACAATGACAATAATAACACTCGCCTTTTTGTTTTACGTAGAGAATAATTATTAAACCTTTATTTATCATGTTTAGTTGAAACAATTAAATAAACAAAACCCATTTTCTATTAATGCAATCATTATTCCAAAGCCGATCAGGACAAACATCCAAGCTAATCCCTCATAAAATACTTTTTTAATTGGTTCTTTATTCATCTCTTATAGGTCTAAAGAAATAAGCAATCATTAAAAACTTAACCCAGCCTGGAGATATAAGAAAACCAATAACTATAAACAGAGATGAAAACCATCTAAGTACCTCATTTATCTCTTTATCTTCTTTATTCATCCTTTAGAATTATTTTTGATAAAAAGTCTATTGTCTTCTCTGACTGCAAGGAGAACGGTTTGTCAAATTGCCAATGACAATTACAATCTTCAGATTTGAAACCTCTACCTCTTGAAAAATAAAATTGTCCACCTTTTAACAAGATAACACCTAATCTTATATCAATCTTTTTATTCAAAACCCTTAATACATCAGCGAGAGTTATTTTGCGTCCTATGATTTCAAAAAAGAATGCTTCATCATCTTCATCTTCTCCTGTTATTCCTTTTTTAACTTCGTCAAACCTAAATTCATCACTGTCCCAAACAAATACTTTACTCCTTTCCATATAATCATCTACAACTACTATTTCATCTATATTATGAATACTATCAGGATTTGATTCTGTTGCAGCAATCTCTTCACCTTTAGTATATATTCTTACCTTACACCCAAACTTTAGCTTTATTATCTCTGGTATCTCTTTTATTATGGCTTCTCTAAGTTGTTGTAGTTTAGTCATTGTTTATTTTAAAATTTTAATCGTAAATAATTTTTTACAGACAAAAAATGGAAACCAAATAATTCCTAAAATCAAATCTATTATTGAAATATAATATCTTCCTTGACCCATCCATTTATCTTTTCTAACAATTTCGTAGTAAAGATAATTTCTAATTTTTAATTTTATTTCTTCTTCGTTCATATTATTTATTTATCATAGCTTTCCTACGACCAGCAGAATAGCCGTTGGTATATCCGAGAATATAATTTTCTGAGCGACAATTTATCTTTCCTTTGAAAAATTCCCCTCGCTTTTTCATTTCATTAATTTCTCTGTTAGTATAAAAAAGTCTATTAATTGGGTTGCCAATTCCCATTTTTGCTAAGTTTCTTTTTATTTGAGTTATCATATTTTTTTTAATTAATAATTAATAATTAATTCCAAACTAAAAAGAGCAAACGATAATATGCGTGGCTTAAAGAAACCACCCTCTTGCGAGGTTATCATCTGCTCTTTGCAGTCAATAATTAAATTGTGATTCTTTATATTTTGCATATTACATAAGTATAGTTTATTTTTTAAAAAGTGTCAAGAAATAGTGGGAGATAATTTTATCTCCCTGCATTTCGGACTTTGCGTCTGAAATACTTAATGTAAGACTTAAACCTCTTTTCAAAATTCTTTTCTTTACCTCTAGTCAAAAGGTGGCATTTCTTGCATAAAGTTATTCCATTGCTTAGTTCAAATCTTAATTCTGGATAATCAACCCATCTTTTTACATGATGAGCTTCTAAATTTTTACCTCTTTCTTTACACAACATACAGGTATAATCGTCTCTCTTGAAAACCTTATTCACCCATTGTATATTGTCTTTATTTCTTAATGGTCTACATTTTAATTTACTTCTATCTTTTACCCATCTGATGTTGTTTTCTCCAGTATAAAAAGAATGCCGACATTTAGCAGAACAAAAGTTATGTTTATGTTCTCTTATTTTGTTCCATTTAGCTATAGAAGAATGCACAAAATAATCTTTCTTGCAGTTATAACAAATAAATTTTACTTTTTCTTTTACTCTAGATTTTCCCATACACTCGTAAGAACAATACTTTCCTATCTTTATATAACTCGGTTTTACATAAAATTCTTTTTTACAAATAGGACAAACGAGTATTTTTCCTTTTCTTGTTCTTCCTCCTGTTTTTTTTCTTCCTTTTTTAAATAACATATATTATTAAAAGCCCCGCCAAACTGGTGAGTCAGGCGGGACATAATAAAAGACTCACCAGCAATATAATAATAGCACACTTTTAAAAATAAAGAAAGGGAGAAAGTTCATTCTCCCAATAGCATAATGCTATTTTTTGGAAATAGTTTATATACCTTTTCCAAGTATTTTTGCGGTGAAGAAAACGATGACAAGAATTACAAATAGTAACTCCATTTTGAATGCTATTAGCCATTTCTTTGGACCATCCCAGAAATCTAATTGCGTAAGACATTTTCACAATATGATGACATTGTAAATTTTCAGTATTACCACAATTTTGGAATTGACACTCGCAATTGTCTCTTCTTCTGATAAGTCGTCTCTGTTTATGGTTGAAGCCTTTGACTTTTCTGCGTTTTTTACGACGCTTTTTCTTTCTCGTTTAAATCACCTCCTAAATGTAGAAATTTTGAAAGTCAGTATCTTCTTCATAGATTTCTTCGTCTGAATCATCACCTACTTCGTCTTTAGTACCTTCCTCTTTTATAGCATTTTGAATTGCTTTAGATTGGAAGATTGCGTGAATGTTCTTTGCTATCACACCTATAAAGACTCTGCTGACTATTTCTAGTATGGGTAATGTCTTAGCAGTAATTCCTTGTCTTGGATTTATGCTTTTTAACATATTCATCATAATAGTGTAGTCATTACAAATCATTGTGATGGTCTTGATGTAGTCTTCATCGTTCACTTTTTATCACCTCCTAAGTAGAAACGTGAACATCCCATCTGTCGCCACAGAACTTGATTTTGGCTACGCCTGTCTTCACAGGGTACATATTTTTCCTTTCAGCGTACAAATACTCGTACTCTAAAAATCCGCCTGTAAGAACGTAATATACTTTCTTTCTGTCTACACGTGAACCTCTGCCGATCTTTTTCAACTCTCTTTTCTCAAGAGTCAAAGACATTAATTCGTGTGTATGTCCATAAAGATAAACGTCTGCGAGAGTATGATTTGATGTCCTCATAGCAGCTGTTATCTTTGTGTGTGGATACCAAGCACTAGAACTTCCGTGTTGGGCGTGTATTACATATCTTCGTCCGCCAACTGTTAAGCCAACAAAACAAGAATATCCGCCATAGGGAACTCCTAGTCTTTGGGCCAATACTTCAGAAACCTTGATTCCTGAACTTTTCCAAATTCTATGTTCATGGTTACCGTCTAGGACTACGATTATCTGGTCTTTAATAGGTTCTAGGATGTCATATAAAACATTTAATTGAGTCTGTGGCGGATTAACTTGTTCCACCCATCCAGCACCAACTGATGTTTTAGAAGCACATTCCATTAGATCTCCCATTAAGATAACCCTACTTCCTGACTTTTTTATATAGGTAACAGTGTCTAAAAATTTCTGAATGTTGCAAGTAGGTGCTCCTAAATGCACATCTCCCAAAGGGATTAATTTCATCTCGTCTTCAGAGCATCTGTATTCTATAGATTCTATTCCGTCTGGTTTTCCTCTAAATAGTTCTTCTATTGTTTCGTTCATTCAATCATTCACCTCCAAGTAAATTGCTAATGAACTATGTTAATCATAGCACGAATTTAACAAAAAAACAACCCTTAACGAGTTGAAAAAACAAATTGTTTTAATTTAGTAAATTGCAATTAAGGCTCCTTACTATTATGACGTAATTACAGCACTTTTGTTACACTCTGTCAATAGAAAAATCCACCTAAAGTGGAAATTTCTAAATAAAATGCTTACATCTTTATTATAGCACAACTATTATTCTCCGTCTTTAACACCTAGTTTCTTTTCAGTAGTGACTCTCAAGAAAAAGTTCACAAACGGACTTAGTGCCACTAATAAAGCTCCTACACTTTCTGCTAATTCTGCATTTGGTTTATAACCTATGGCTGTCGCTAAAACCATAACGATCGTCAAGAAGTTAAACCAAATTGTTTTAGATTTCCAAAATGCTTTTGTCATTTTACTAATTTTTGGCTTGTAATATCGACTTTATTCCTTTATATTACCATATTAATATAATGATTAGACTTCTTTTTATTATCTGAAGCCCATAGAGGTTGTAAGTTGACTAAGCTCCAGCAACTTTTAAACTCTTTGTTTTCAACTGTTTTATACTTGAATAAACTTTTCGGCTTTCGGTGATCAATATGCCACTCGCCATAATTTTCAAAACTCATTCCTTTTTTAAAATTTACGCTTAGTCTTTGCATTAGTTTTTCTAAAGTATAGCCAACTAATGTTTCCCAGCTCGCCCCAAATTTCTTTCCTTTAAGTGCAAGCCATATAGCCGTTGCCATATTCCCATCAAGATGAAATTTTGGGTCTTTTCTTTTTCTTTCTCTTTCATATTTTCTCCTTAATTTATTTATTTGTTCTCGATGTTCTTGCCGATATTTTTGCTGATATTCTTTTCTATCTTTTTTATGTTCTTGCTGATATTTTTCATGATATTGTTTTGGATTGTCGCAATAACTTCCATCTATATAACTAGGATTATTTTTTCCTTTTTTAAATCTTACTCCAAACTTATGTCCTTTTTGAAAACCCTTAATTCCTTTTGGCATAATCTTAAAATTAAACACTCCCAACTGCTAGGCGGGGAGTGTTGTATAAAAAAGACCTAGCAGTTAATTAAAGTATATACCTTTTAAAGTTCTGTGTCAAATTGATTAATAGCTTATCGTCTAGTCGTCTTAATTTAGCTTCTCTGCTGATTTTTGTACCACTTGATATAATTGGCTATCTTGCTACCCGGACACACTGTTGGTTTGATATTTTTATGAACATAGATCTCTGAAAAAGGTATTCCGTGCTTGATTCTTAGCCTATCTAAAAGTTTTTTTAATTCTACTTTCATTTCTTCTGTGAACTTTGTATTATCTCCCATTACACAAACTCCTATAGAATTTTTGTTCCAATAACCAGGTCTTGCTTTCTCTACACAATGCGCTCCTTCTTCGTTGTCGGCTCTTGCTTGGAATAACTTACAATCAAGTTGTAAAAAATAATGATATCCGCAATAAAACCCTATACTACTTTTAAATCCCCATTTTTGTTTGTGCCAATTATCAACTGAAGCGAAATTATTCCCAGTTCCGTCATAGTGAACAACTATAGCAACAGGTACAGGAAGATTAGGAACAGTAAGCTTTTGCCTCAATATAAGAATTCTTAATTGAAGAAAAAAGATTTGTATTTTGAGTCTTATTTGTTCTAATGAATAGTTCATCGCATTTTTAATGATGGTAACTCCATTTTTAATGATTCTTTTTTTAACACGTCTCCCATTTTTAAGGATGGCATTCCAGGAATTCCTTTCTTCCCTCTCTTTCTTTTCATTCCTAGCATATATTCACTCCATCCAAGCATTAAACCTATTCCCTCTCGCCAATCTTGTTCTAATAATTTTTGAACTGCTTTAGGCAATCTTAAAAGATATTTTGCAGGAACTCCAAAGTTTTCACTAGCCATGACCATTTCTCCAAGAGCATCTTTCATGTCTTCTGCTGTTATGTCGTCAAAATCTATTTTAGAAAGAACATTTCCAACCTCTTGTATAGCTTGATTTATTGGTATTCCTATTTCATAGACTCTCATTCCTAGGGCCTTTCTCAAAGCCCAATCTAACATGTCTCCAAAAATAAACAATCCATTTAAAGAACCAAAAATCATAGCTCTCCTATATTCTTCGTTATCTTCATCGGCCCAACCACCAAAATTACTTACCCACTGGAAAACAAGTGGTAGTAAAATGTGATAAATGAATAATGTTTTAGCTACCTTTTTTAAGTTTGCAGGAGTAGTTCCTCCTTTTTGAAATAAACTACTAACAGCATTAAGTTCTTTGGCTAAGTATTGTGCTGGGTTAGACTTAAACATTGAGAAAAGAGTTTCTAAACTTCCTCCTTTCTGAAATGCTGTTAATCGGGAAATGTCTGATGATTGCTGTGTTTCAGATCCAAACTCTTCATATTCACTAACTGCTTCTGATAAACTCAAACCTTTTTTAAGTGCTACCCTTCTCATTATCCAGGAACCTGTTGTTATAGATCCAAGATCTCCAAGCATTATATTCATCATTGCCATATTTATAAAACTGTTGACCTTAGAAAATCTATCATAAACTTCAGTTTTCATTGCGGCCTTGATATCTCTCTCGATATTTCCTTGTGTTCCTCTTGTTCTAATAAAAACACTTTCTTTAGCCATTATTTTGTAATTCTTGATTGGGTTTTTCCAAAAATCAACAAAGCCTGATGCAAACTCTACTGGTGTCACATCTTCTAAATAAGCTAATGTAGCCGTAAATTGTTTAGCAGCTAAAGCAGGTTTTAACATCAATACACCTATTGTAAATTTCTTTCTGAACCAATCAACAGCTCCATGAAGTTGTCCACGAGTCCTTCTATTAAAACCGATATCATCAATACTATTCTGTATTTCTCTTAATAGTTTGTTTCCAAATTCTTGATCGATAGACTCCCTGACTTTAGGATCTGAAAAGATATTATCCAATTCTCTGACCTTCTTCGCCCAAGCTATAAAATAATTAGTATCTGTGATATGTCTATCTAGTGCGTACAGACTACCCTGTTTAGCAATAGGTAAAATGTTTTTCCTTCTACTAATAAAGCTCTTACTCGTTACACCTCTTCTGTAATTAGCTTCGTCTAACAAGACTTCAAAACCTTGTTTTGTGTCAACTTGATATCCCTCTCTCATAATTGGAGAATAGAACTCATTGAAAGGAAGATCTACACCAAACATTTCTTGATAAAGAGGGTTTATTTTTTCATGTTGTTTTCTGTAAAGATTTAACTGCATATTAGCCAATCTAATCTCTTGTTTCGTAAGAGTAGAAGTAATAGCATCTTTAATCTCATTAGTGTAATAATTGCCCTGTAAAAAGCTTTGTTCTAGTGTTGGGTCCTTAAACTCCATATATCTCTTAATCATTTCGTCCTTAGTCATTTTAAGTTCTATTTTAGTTCCGACATTGTTTATAAAAGTACCAAGATTTATTTCTTTTTTAAGTTTTCCAATTTCATCTCCTATTCTCAAAGGAAGCATTAAAGAATCTTTAGTTGTTTGATTAGGAATATCGTAGATTTCAGCAAACATTCTGTTAAAGTCATTAATATAACTTTCTTGCAATTCTTTTTGTTTATTATCTTGATCTAAAACAGAGAATCTTTTGTTAAGGGTCTTTTTATCAACTGGAGTATGCCGGTCCAAAATACGCATTAATCCTGGCCAACTCAAAACAAAATCATTTCCTAAAGATCTAAGAGAATGAATCATTTTTCTTCTCCAAGTCATTCTTGCTCTTCCGACTGTCTCTCTGCCTTTTACTATTCCTTTATAATCAGTTACTACGTCAATAATGTATTTTTTCTTTCGATCTAAATCTTCCTGAATGTTAAATTTCCTAAGAGATGAGGCTACATCTCCTGTTTCCTTCATTTTTCTAATCATACCCAATAAACTTCTTAAACTTTTAGCGTCCCTAGAGCTCATACTTAAAATCCTATTCTGTAACGCAATCTCTGCCGGCATTGGCTTTAACTTATACTTTTCAAGATTGCTATCTATTTTCTCTTCAGCTTGAATTTGAGTAAGTCCTATTGCTCCTCTTGTAGAATCTAAAACACGCTGAACATCAGCTGTAAATTTTCCTATTGGTTTTCCTGCTACAATTTTAGGTTTTACCGCTTTCAATTCTTTCTTGATATCAGTTTTTAGTCTCCTAATTTCGCTTGATTCCGCTAAACTAACAATTCTTTCTTGAATCTCTGGGAGTTTAGATTGTAATTGCTCAGGTGTTTGAATGTTTTTGATTACTCTTCTGAATTTTGCTTTGTCTTTAAGTTCTAATTCTGACTTATCT